AAACCTTCCATTGCCGTTTTGCCGGCTTCACTGAACTGGCCTTTAAAGAGAAGCGCAATTGCTTTCCCGATTTTGCCGATTCCGGCAAGCAATTGTTTCAGACCGCCCAATACGGATCCAAAAAGTATTTCTCCGAATTTCTTCATTCCCTCCCAGGCTCCAACAAGGACACCCCGAAAACCGTCAAAATGTTTCCAGGCTAACAGGATCGCTGCCACCAGTGCCATCACCCCGGCCACGATCCAGGTGATCGGGTTTGCAAACAGAGCTGCAGTCCAGGCCCAGGTACTGGCTATAACTCCCTTTAGCGGAGCAAGCAAACTGCCAATGCTAAAATTGCTTATCATCAGGATTTTATTCCAACCGGCCTGCAGGGCGGAAGTGATGATGATCCGCTTTCCCCACAGCGCAGTGAACGCTCCGGCCACAGCTTGCGCCTTGCTCACGATCCACGTCCAGGCTGCCTGAATCCGGCTCACAAAAGCCTGTCTCATTTGCAGGAGAATGGTTCCACGGGTTTGGGCATTGAACAATTTTCCTATGAATACCCCAAAGGTGACAGCCTGATTTTTTAGCCATATGCCGCCTGCAGCAACCCGGCCAGCCATTCCGTAGCGGCTGATCAGCGCGCTGTATGTTTCAAATTTTCCTGCCTTCAGCGCAGCGCTCAGTAACCTGGCAGCCTTAACCGTGGCGGAAAACCCCATAAAAGTACCAACCAACCCTTTTCCCATGACTCCTAATAACGGGGTCATCGTCGTAATCATCATGGCTCCCTGGCCGCCTAATTGAACCCATTGGAGTATACCTTCATTTGATTTGAAAAAGCCTATGGAGAGATCATTTAGCCTGGCTTTCATCACCTGCATCCGGTGATTGAAAGTATTGTTCATGATATTAGCCTGTTCGGTAGCGACATTCGTGTCGGTCATCTTTTTAGTCATCTCATCTACCTCGGCCGCATTCTTAACCAGGAATTGTGCTGCCGTGATATTTTCCATCCCGAAGATTTTGGACATGTAAGCGGCGTCACCCATCTTGTCTTTTAACGTGGCCAGTGCATCACTAAGGCTGGTTACCTTAAAGTCGAATCCGAGTTCTGTTTGCATCTTAAGTAAAACATTGCGAAGAGCAGTACCGGCCTCAGAACCCTTGATATTGTTTTTGCTCAAAACCTCGATAGCGCCACCGGTCGCTTCTACACTCAACCCTGCCGCAGCGGCCGATGCGCCCACAACCTTAAATGACTGCGCCAGGTCCGGGATCTCAGCAGCGCCGTATTTCGACCCGGCAGCCAAAACGTTCATGACCCGTCCAGACTGACTGGCCTCAAGGCCAAACTGATTGATCGTTCCGGCCAGCGAATCAGCTGCACCTGCTAAACCAAGCTTAGGAGATGCCTGAGCAAGCGTAATAGTCCGCTTTTGAAGCTCATTCAAACCTTCCAATCCTATCTTATCAACCTCAATCTGCGAAGCAAGCAGCTTGTACGCTTCCAGGGATCCGGTTGCCCCAAGGCCACTGTCCTTGCCAACCTTTCTGGCCACTTTGCCAAGCTGGTTCAAATCAGCCCCAGCAATCCCCGTGATAGAACTTAATTCAGCCAGACTGTAATTATACTCGGTGGCCGGTCCGGATAGCCGTTCCAGGCTGCTGTTCATCCTGCCCATCAGGTCCGCTGCCTGGTTGATCCGCCACATGTTGTTCATCATCCCATTAAGGCCACGGTTAACCTGCCCCAGCGCGTTACCGGTCTTATTGATTGCGTTAAAAATTACATCGATGGCGATCTGGTTTGTCATGCTTCTTTCTTTTAGCGGAATAAGCCCCGCGCGGGGCTTATTTACTCTTCATTTCTTCAAAGAAACTGTTTAACTCTGCAATCCATCCCGACAGTTCCGGGATTGTCATTTTCATGACTTCGGCGTATCCAAACCGAGCTTCTCTTGTAAGGAGGACAACAGCTCTTTTGATCCCATTGCCCCCGCTAACATCAACTCGGTTTGTAATGATAAAAAATCGGTAGCGGGCATTTTCCGGATGTCCTCCATTGTTAGTTTCTTACCGTCAAATGTGCAGATCTCAGCGATCAGCCCCATACTGAATGCAACTCCCTCCAGCTCTCCGGATGACCGTTGCGCATTTAACATGTCTTCGACCAGGGCCTCACGGGCCTCGACGTTTTCAAACCTCAAAGGGTTTTCCTGTTTCTTTACTGTTACTTTCATAATTGCTGTTAAAATTTAGATTATTGGCGGATAAAGGTTCGGCTGCGAAATCGCAGCGACACCAAATCCGGAAGAGAATATATCCGTTCCAAGTCCTGTCCAATTTATCCCGTCATAGGAATAAGCAATGGTATTTGTATCATATCCCATTGCCATCCACATAAATCCATTCCAGGTTACTGCGTGTCCACTAGAAAAAATGCTATTTCCGAGTCCGGTCCAGTTAATCCCATCATAGGAATAGCCTATACTGCTTGTCCCGGATCCTACCACTATCCACATTAATCCGTTCCAGGCTATTCCTAATCCATCTCCGTTTGCTCCGAAAATGCTATTTCCGAGTCCGGTCCAGTTAATCCCGTCAGAGGAGTAAGCAATCGAATTTTCCGGGTATCCCGTCGCTATCCACATTAATCCGTTCCAGGCAACTTTATGCCCCCATGTAAAAGTGCCAGTTCCGAGTCCGGTCCAGTTAACCCCATCAGAGGAATATGCGATGGAGTTTGTCCCTTCGCCAACAGCTACCCACATCGATCCGTTCCAGGCTACTCCATTACCCCAAACAGAAAAAATACTGGTTCCGACTCCGGTCCAGTTAATCCCATCAGAGGAATATGCGATGGAGTTTGTCCCTTGCCCAACAGCTACCCACATCGATCCGTTCCAGGCAACGCAATTTGCGGATGTAGAAAATACGCTCTGTCCGAGTCCGGTCCAGTTAATTCCATCATAGGAATAAGCAATACTGTTCCCTCCCTGCCCAACAGCTACCCACATGGATCCGTTCCAGGCAACCCAATTTGCGGATGTAGAAAATATGCTCTTCCCAAGTCCGGTCCAGTCAAGCCCATTACCGGAATATGCAAGGCTATTAGCCCCCTCACCAACTCCCACAAACTGATGAGTTCCAGGCAAGGGAATTGTTATTCCAATACCAGGTATCATACTGACCTCATAATTGTCGTTAATAACTTTTCACTTCCCTCTGTCGCATCGACGCAGGTTAGTGAGACGTAAAAGGTATTTACTGTATTGAACTTTGCATTTCCAAGAACTTCGAGATGTCTCGCTGCAGCGGCAAACGATGGAAGAAAGCCATTTGCATTGACAATTAAGAGGTACGACTTATTAAGCTGGTACCCGGAAAAAGAAAAGGCTGTGTTGGCAGCTAGTGTGATCTGGCCAATTCCGGCAGTAGACAAATCGATGTTACTTGTTACCGTTACTTTCGACTTGAGCGCATCTGCGACCTTGGTATAAGTTACGGAAAGGTCCGAGGGCGTCCTGGTATCGCTCAGTCGCGGGTCCGTATTTGCTACTTTATCAGCCAGGGCGTTAGTAATTGTCGTGGCAAAATTCGGATCATCACCAAGTGCTGCAGCCAGCTCATTAAGCGTATCCAAAGCAGCCGGGCTGCTGTCAATAAGGGCAGCAATTGCAGTCAGGACAAAAGCAGTAGTGGCAAGCTGCGTCGAGTTTGTTCCAGGCGCCGGAGTCGGGGCAGTTGGCGTGCCGGTCAAAGCGGGGCTCTCCTTGTCTGCTTTCGAAGCGAACAACTGCACCAGCCGGTCATGCAGATTACGTGTCCGTGTGGCCAGCTCACGGGCCTGACGGTTTGCTATCCCGTCAGGCCCTGCTTTAACCGGATCGGTCATTTCAAGCTGATATATCCCTTCCTCCCAGTTATATCCGGCAGCGCCGGTTTCGTCAACACTAGCCATAGCTCAATTTTACTGATTCAACCTGAACTGTTCCAGAATATCGTTTGTGCCAAACTTGATGATATTGTTGAACACATCGACCTCATAAATCTGTACGCCGTTTTCTTCCAGCTTCAGGTAATACACGGTCATCTTATGTTCCAGTCCGTCGATCTTTTCAGCGCCCTTTATAGTTCCCAGGGGAATCTCTTTAAAAACTCCGGAAATGGTAACCGTTACCGGGATATCTTTCAAAGAACCGGCCGCGCCATGCTGTTTCATGTTTGCCTTGACGGTGAGTGATACAGCCGTAAGCGGACTTTCTACTTTGAAGTTATCGCCGTAAATTGCGTTCCATTTCAACTGCGCTTCCAGTTTCTCCAGTCCGGAAGGAAGTTCCAGTTCCGCAAATACACCAAGTGTGGCCACATCCTGCATTTTGAACTTGATAGACGGTAGCTGAAGTTCCTCAAGCTTGCCTATCAGGGTCGTGCCGTTCAGGTAAGCATTTGCGTTCGTGATCTTGTTAATCATGCTTTTAAAGATTAAAGGTTATAGTTTGCATCAACCACCTCTTCAAATGTCAGCTTGTCCAGGCTGGGCCCATAGGTAACAGAAATGGTGTAGAGCAGCTTCCCTTGAGTGATTTCGGAAGCAGGATTCTTGTCAGCATCCCAGGTGCAGGATCCGTCATTGATCGCACCACGGCCAATCAGGTTACGCAGGAAGGCATTTACCGCGTTCTGGATCATCTCGACCGTGATTTTCGTGATGTTATTCCGGTCAAGGTACAACAGGGCCGCATCGATCAGCGTCTCACGGATCATCATTCTTACCGCCCTGGGCGCGATCATCGCGTCTGCAGTCGCTACGGTCGGGAAAGCAGCTGTCCAGTTTCCCCACACACGGGCACCGGTACCGGTACGCCGGAACACGGTCACAATTCCCTGGGCGTTGAGCAGGTTGGTGTCTGCTGCCGCGTCGGTCAGACTGCTGCGGATAGCTACTTCAGTTCCCAGGATCGAGCCGATCTCATAGTTTGACGGACTGATCCAATACCCGATTAACGTGTCGGTCGCGGCTTTGGCAAGCGCGATGGCCACGGAAAGTCCAAGCGGCTGATTTTCGTTTTCATGTGCATTGTAGCGCATAATCCGTGGAAAAGCGAGAATTACGGCCGGGCTGGCGGTGGCAAATGTCCCGTTTGCACGAGCCTCCAGAGCAGCCGCAACCGTTGCTGCAACCATATCCACAAGAGCAAAACCATTGAGTTTCTTTGCCACTTCATCCATCTTGGCCATAATAGCCGAGAGCTGCGAATATCCGGGAACAATGATCAGGTTTGGTTTAATTCCCAGGGAATCCTCCAGTGTGTTGAGCATCTCCAGCCCGGCAATCAGTTCATCTGAATAATCGACCGCTGCAGGAATTACTGCTTCGCCGATATTGGTCAGCCACTTCCCATCAACGTCCTTGGTCATTTTACCGTCAACAACTAAAGCCGCGGCGTCGGCATTAGCCAGCACGTTAATGACCAGGATCTTCGCAGAAACATGAGAGAAGATAAACCCAAGCGCAGCGGGAATAGTAAACCCGCCAATATCCTCGCCAAATTCGGTTACACCGGCGGCCAGGCTGGTAATCAGCTTGGGCACGTTAACCGAACCTATGGGGGCGGTCCCGACAAGGGCGATTACCGAACTTTCACCTTCGGTGAGCACTGCCTGCCGGGCCGTCTCCTTAATTTCAACTCCGTGTAGATAACTCATAAGTCCTTATAATTGAATTGTTAGTAAATCCGACTTGTTTTGTGCAATTATAGTGTAGTGGATTGTGACAGTCTTTTGTCCTATGTCAGTACTGTTTATGACAACCTTCTTCACCTTGATCCTCTTTTCATACCTGTCAAGCTGTTCCACAACCGCGTAAATAATGTCAACGTCTTTCTTGCGCCCGTCCAAAAGGTCCTCTGCGGATAATCCGAACCGGGGCCTGAATGGCACCTCTCCCTTACTGGTTGTAAGAATGATCCGGATGCATTGCCGGACACTTTCTACTGTGTCAGTTATCCCCAAGCGGACTGTCATATTCGTCTTCTAATAAAATTGCCTGGTTTACTGTCAATGACCATTTTTGTCCGAACTGCCAAAGTCCTTTACTTTCATCCATAAAGCTTTCGACCTCCATAAACAGCGGACCGGCTGCTCCATCCATTGTGAATCCTTCCAGTGCATCATATATCCTGGATAACCAGTCGTAAGCCCCGCCCACTTCGCGGACCTGTCTGGTTACCACAACGATCTCGGCGTAAAGCCTTACCTTGCTTAGCTGCCCGGCAATATCCCGCTCCAGGATCTTACGACCTTCATAGCGGACCAGTACTTCACCGGGATCGTGCTCCGGGTAATAGTTTTTCGGATCCTGAGGATACGGTAGTACCGGAAGCTGCAGCGTTTCAATCTGTGCGATCAGGGCCGTTTCAAAGGCTTCAGGAGTCATGTTTCTTTTGTTGTTTGCGATTTTTCCGCTTTTCTTTTCGAAGTTCCTTTTTTGTCTTGTCCCGCTCAGAGGAAGCATCGACCGTAGAACTCAAGTCAGAGATATTGCCTTCGCCGTCCTGCTTCAACTTCTTAATCGATTGCTGAAGACTTTCAATGACCGTATCAGCGTTGGTTACGTTGATTTTTCTCAGGGCAAGCAAAAAAGCGAGGGCAAAACTCAGGGCCATGCCCGCCATAAAAACCGATATGTATTTCCAGATCTTCATAATTGCCAAATAACCGGCTGCCTTTTTACAGCAGCCGGTATGATTATCCAATCCGCGCTACTTGCCTTTCCAGGCTTTCACAATCGACTTTAATTCTGCTTTTGATACATTGCCGTCCGCGAGCGCCTTGTCAATTTCCTTAATCATATCCCTGGCCCGTTTCCATAGTGTGCCAAACAGTGCTGATATGACTCCGAGAATGACTATCAAAATATTCTCCCAACTAAACACATCCGGAGCCGGTACCACCTCTCCAGGCGATTCGCCTACAATCTGAGTGTCTGTCCCGCTATCATCCTGCGTCAGCACAAAAAGACCCGCATACTGAACCTGCAGCCCGGCCCCCAGGTCGTTAACTGCAAAAGCCTGTCTTGTCACTTCAGGCTCAGAGGCCTGTTCTGTTTTATCCTTTTTGGCATGCTCCAGGCAAGAGCCGGTAACAGCCGGGACAATAAGGATAACCATCAGTCCCATAATCAATGCTACAAACTTGTTTCTCATAAGATGTTAGAATTTGAAAATAAGCCTACACGTTTCTTTCGAAGTGCGGCGTGTCAATAAAACTTGTGAAACTTCCGCCCCAGCGGTTGGCCGGGTGAAGACTCTCCCAATAATCGCCAAGCGGCTGGATCGTTTTCTTATCATAGGTAAGCTGACCATTCACGAAGAAATTAAAGTCAATGGCCAGCCTTTCCAGGTGTTTGCTTTTAGCGGTCTTACTTTTGCCTGTTTTCAGGTAAATAGCTTGCTGTTCCAGGGTCCGGAACAGTTCCCCGCCGGTCAGGATAATTCCAAGGTCCTCTGCCTTCCGGATCAGGAGGGCGACATCCTTCAGAAACTCCCATTGTTCATTCACTCTGCTCATAGTCCGTCAAAGCCGGTAAAATGATTCCCAAATTTCTGTGTCGGCGTGTTGTACTTCACGGTACCCAGTCCCGGAGCGGGTTCGCCTTCAGGTACCGGCACATCCAGGACAATTGTCCGCAATTGAATGTCTTTTAGTTTCGATACTGCCAACTTGTACATCGCGAGCACATTCTCCGGCATTGCCTTTTCATCGCGCCTCTTGTAAAGGCGAAACTTCATCAGGTCACCGCAGATAGTTGACAAAAGAGGATCAACGGGGATGGCAAGGGGCAAAGGGTATATTCCGCGCAGATAACCGTCAATTTCGGCAGCAGCATCTTTGTTGACCTTATCCAGCAATTCCTGATCTGTCAGCCCGTCCTTTCCGGCCAGGGCCATCAGGCTGCGATCGCTTAAAATTGATTCCAGTTCTTCTGTTGTGATGTACTTCATGTCAAATCTTTTTCAAAAGGCTTTTAACAGCTTTCAATCGCTTTCAAAAAGACGCGGTGTTGCCCCTTTTTTCGCCTGAGGCCTTTATTTGGGCTTTTTTGGGCTTTATTTCCGCCATCGGTTTTACAAGCATGTCCAGGTCAGACTCGGAGATTTTCAGGCCAGCCTCGGAGGCTACGCCAGCAAGGTGCTGGCGTAGCTCATCCTCTGACTTTCCTGACAACTGGGAGCGCTTACGCTCCAGATACCTCGCAATTATGAACATCGAATTTTTCATTATTTGAACTGTGCAGGGTTCAGATAAAGCTTAAAGCGGATATCCTTCACTTTTACAGCAGAAGCCGTTTTGAGGGGTATGACTGTAACCTTATACAAAACAGACCTGGCCAGCGAAAAGCTTGGATATACCAGCCCGGTGGCCGTAACAGAATCAGCCACCGTTACCGGGTAATAATCAGCAGAATTAAAATCAAGTGCCGAAGTTCTCGCTTTAAATGCTTTATAATAATATGACTGCATCGCACCAAGATCATCATTGGCCAGAGCAGAAACCTGGCTGTAATAGATAGTCCTGGTCACCTTCAGAGAGTCAGTTGTACCGGCTTCGGAAAACAGGACATAGAGCATTGGGGCCGCCGGAACGTGCTTGTTGAAGTCAACATAGATGTTGAATGTGACAGTATCCCCGTAAGCGATCGTATCGTTTACAAACGATTTGACACTGAACTGGTGATAGGAATAGCCGGACTGGCTTTGTCCTTCGTCAAGAGTCCGCTTCAGGGTGTACTCCCTGGTTGCTGCCTGGCCTGCGACCATCAGCAACGCTAACATAAGGGTAATAAATGCTCTCATACTATGCCGGTGTTAACTCAGAGAAATAAAGGCCTTCGAGTTTGGCCAGTGCATTTTCGCGCAAAAGGGAACTGTCAACAATCAATTCATACTGCGCCTTAATCCAGTTCTGATCCTTGCGAATGTCGTACACTTCAAACCCGCCCTGGGTTGTCATGTAGCTCATTCCGTCTTCTTCTGCGAAGTTCACACACCATACCGACGAGCATTTTGCTTCGGCAGTACCGACAGTCTCGTCAAATTTAAGGATTGGTTCATAAACCCTCGGGGCGGTCTGAACATCTCCCAGATTGATAATCGGGATACGGTTGTACATGTCCACTGGCACACCAAAGGAGTTTACGGTCTGCTGAATGGCACCGGCGGCAATCGTGTTAAAATATGCCTTCACACGATCGTTCATAATGAGAACTTTCGATGTCCCCTTGCAGCGTTCAATTAATAAGTTCATACCTTCAAGAAACCTCTGCTGCGATTTCTTTGCTGCATTATCGCTGCCGTAAAGCAGTTCAAGTCCATTCGCTGCCGCTTTAATTTTCTGGCTTGCAACGACAACTTTTTCAAAACCTGCAAACTGTTTCGCATCAGCCTCCGGATCACCTTTGATCATGAGAAAATGAAAGATTGTCGGAAAATCGATCATGTGCCTGCGCAGCTGGGTCAGAAACTCCGAACCGATATCATAGCCCATTTTTTCATAAGCCATATCGATCTGTATTTCCGAACCAATGAATTTACGGCCTACAGTCTTTGTCTGCGGGCGCAATGTCGTCACATTATAGGCCTGTTCGAGCTGGCGCGTTTTTGCAGCAATATCCGAGCTTGTCCCTTCGGTTCTAAGTGTTGCTGCTGTTCCAGGCTTAGCAAAAAACTCAACGTAGTCGTTAAGCAGAACACTTCTTCCTGTGATGATCGGCACCGCTATAGCGGTATTTTGTCCCGATCCTGCAATTTGGGCGAACCTCATACGTTCAGGTTATTAAGTTGTTCCCTTACGATCTCATCCGCGGTCCGACTTCCGGAAGCGGTCTTCCCGAAATCAGCAGCTATGCTGCCGTTCTTAACTACCACACTGGGTTTGGCCAATTCCTTCAACAGACCCTTCAGGGCAGTTGCTTTCTCCTCTCCCAAATCGGCAATAATGCCAGCAGCCGTTTCTTTCTGAGCTGCCGTCAGGTTCTTGTACTCATCCGCCGAGAAATCAGCGGTGGCTTTGGATTTATTGATAAATCCGCTAATTGTCTGCTGCAAGGCGGCTACCGTTGCGGCCAACTGTTTGTTTTGCTCCAAAATCGCAGCAAAGTCTACTGCGTTCTCCGGAGACTTGTCTTTCTTTTCGTCTGCCATATTTGTTGGGTTAAAAAATTGTTTCAAGTCGGTTTTTAAGTCCGTTAAAAATTTCGAGAAGTCGGATGGTTTCTTTTCCAGGATATCCTCCTGTGTGAAGAAGACACCGGTCATTTCCTCTCCGGAAAAGTCCTGGGCATTGTTCTCTTCTACTGCCGCTTTCTGAACAAGCCCGATGTGCCTGATCGCATCATTTTCCAGACGAACACTGATTTTGTTTGATCCGTGTTCCCGGATAATACTCATGCTCTCTTCGCTCAGGTCAGCATCTTCACGCTCAAATCCGAGGCTTACCTTGTCGCCCTCGGCATAGGTCCTGATCTTCGATTTATCCAACCAACCCACGATTGGAAGATTGTTTTTGGGATGTCCCAGCACAAAGGGGATCATACCCGGACCAGCCTGGGTGCGATCGTAAATCCGCTTAACAGCTTCATTGCTGAAACTCAGCGTTCCGGTGCGGCTGGCATGGGTTCCCGATGTAAATAGTCGTATAGGCATAGGCGTCAAATTTTGATTGCGATAGCGTTTGTGACAAAAACATGCTGCAAACCTACCCGCCATACCTTAATTTATTTAATGTCAGGTGTCAGAAAGCCAGGGCAGTTAAGGCCCCTTACTTTGCATCATGTTAAATCCCAATGTTTAGCCTATGGACCAAGCTTTACTTAACCTTGTGAATGGCATCCCGATAGCCGCGGCGGTGCTGTACGTGTGGATCATCTCAGAAAAGAACCACACCAACGAAATCGCCAAATGGCGCGAAACGATTGAAAAGAAAGACCAGGCGTTGAAGGAAATGCAAACCACCATCAACGACCTGGTTACCGAAATAAAAAAATCAACCTTTATCATTGAAAATTATGTCATTAGAAACGGAAAAAATTCTGCTTCAAAGCAAGATTAACGGGTTGAAAAGAGACCTGGAATCCAAGAAAATGGAGGGTGAAATGTTTGTTGAACAGGTCCGTAACGCCCTGTCTCCTTACCAGGAGTTTGAAGAAATCGACGTCGATAAAGCGGAACTGGCCATGAGCAACATCAAACGGCTGAAAACTGAAATCGATCTGATTGAAAAAGACATTAAGTCCCTGGAACGCAAACTCAATTAGGCCATGAAAAAAGTTCTTCTGAACGATCAGGCCCAAAAGATGTACATCGAGGACTTCATGACTTTTGAGGCAATTGCCAGGGAACTGGATGTGAGCGAGCGAACGGTTCGCAACTGGGCGTCAGAGGGGGCTTGGGATTTGAAACGGAAAAAATTCAGGGAGTTCCAGGAATCATTGCACGAAGATGCCCGCGAAATCGCCACACTCCTTGCTCAGAAAATCAAAGAGCAGCTTGGCGAAGGAAAAGAACCGTCCAACCATCTGCTGAACAGCTTTACAAAGATCGCTGCCTCGATGATTAAAATGCGTGATTACGAAAAGTCTATTGCCGCAGAATCAGGAGACACGGAAGAAGCAGCGAAGGCACAAAAAAGCGCTGCTGAAATATTCAAACAGACATTTGGAGTTGACCTAACCGTTTAGTCCGTGGAAAAAATCGATTACTCGAAATTTGGTTTCATGCCTTACCAGGTTGCCTGGCTGGAGGACAACTCCCAGATCAAGCTATATGAAAAGAGCCGCCGTATCGGGTTAACCTTTGTCCAGGCATTTGAAGATGTGCGCGACGCCGGTATCCTCGGCCTGTACAACGTTTGGTTCTCGTCCAATAACGAAACCAATGCCAGGGAATACATCGACTACTGCAAAAAGTATGCGAAGGCCTTGAATGCTGTATTTGAAGCTAATGAAACCAAACTGATCGATGACAATGAGGCTTTGACGTTTGTCCTGAACTTCAAGAACGGCAAGAAGATCACAGGGCTTTCAAGTTCTCCCAACCAGTTACACGGTAAAGGTGGAAAAATTGTCCTGGACGAGTTTGCCAGGCGCGACAATGAAATGGAAGTTTGGGAAGCGGCTTCACCGGCGGCGCTCGTATGGGGGTATCCCATCCGGATCATCTCCACCCACCGTGGCAAAGGCTCTGTTTTCTATTCATTCATCAAACGCCTGGAACGCGGTGAATTGAACTGGAAGCACTACAAGACAACTTTTGTTGAAGCAGTGCGCCAGGGACTGGCTGAGAAATCACTCCGGAAGAAATGTACACGGGCAGATGAAGATGCTTACATCGAGCAGATCAGAAAATCAGTAGGTGATGAATCCATCTGGGCTCAGCAGTTTATGTGCGAGCCGATGGATGAAAATGAAACTTTCATCGGGTACCCGCTCCTGGAAAAGGCAGCCGGAGCCGAGCTGGTGCCGTTCGATCAGCTTTGGGAATGCAAAACCCTTTACGGAGGTCTTGATATTGGCCGGTTCAAAGACCTTTCGGTGCTGTGGCTTGTAGAGCAGGTTACCAAATCGCTTTTTATCACCCGGTACATTTACCCCATTCAGGGAACAGACTTTCCGCAGCAGGAGGCCCTGATCGGTCAGTTTCTGGAAGAACTTAAAAACCTTCGCAGGATATGTATCGACCGCACCGGCATGGGGATCGGTATAACCGACCACCTGCAGGCCGATTTCGGACAAAGCCGGGTCGAGGGCGTCAACTTCACGGCCATTGTAAAAGAGGCGATGGCCTTCAGGATGAAAAAGTACCTGGAAGACGGTTCATTTTTGATACCTCCGGACCGCGGCATCATGGACGATTTCCAGCTGATCAAACAATCGGTAACCGTTTCCGGAAACATTCGCCTGCAGGCCGACCGTCAAAACGGGAGCCATGCCGACTACTTCTGGGGCGCTGCCCTCTCTCTCGAAGCAGGTGCATCTGAACCTTATGTTGTACCTGCTGTACACGTGGCCAACCTGACTAACAGCCGCACGGCTCAGGTTGATCGTATGTTACAAGGATTTACAAGGGAATGATAATTTCAAATTTATCAATATGTTACAATTTAGTTTTATCGATGAAGGGTTAAGAGACTTTATCCGCGACGAAAATGAAAATGTCCTAATTAAAGAATTTCATAACTGGGACGAAGCCGATGAATTTATTATGGACGGAAATCTCTACCAATATGGATGGACAAACCAGGGTACGAGAAAACATTGTTGGAATCGGAACGAAGAAGAGGACGATGACCTATGACTACCCTGGAAGACATCAAGAACCTGGTTGCTCATTTCAGTGACGAAACCTTTGGCCAGGACCGTCAATTTACAGCACCTCTTTACCATCTCAAAAAGGAGGTTGATTCGGCTATTCAGACCGGCGAAATTGAAGACTTCGTGGATATGCAGTGTCTGCTCCTGGACGCTTTCCGGAAACGGTTTCCGGATGTGCCTACTCAAAGTCTCATTGACTTTTGCAAAGAG